GTTGTTGCTTTACTTTCTATGGAAAGATAGTAAGACCTTTGAGCTTTTTAGAAATACTATGCAAAAAATAGTTAATCAACTAGAAGCAATGCAAAAAGATCAATC